TATATACGTTCACGTGTAACTGCAATCAACAACAACGAATCTGTCACAATTACGGTGGCTTGCACCTGATGGCTGACACACGCCGCGAATTGATCCTTGCTCGCATCGCAAGCAACCTGAGCAGCATCACAGGTGCAACGGTCTACAGGAGCCGTGTAGAGCCTCTGGCGCGGGGTGAGGTGCCTGCTGTCATCGTCGAGCCTGTCAACGATCAGCCGATCGACACCAACTTCTACGACAAGTTGGATTGGACAATGCGGGTCAGGATCACCACCCTTGTTCGTGCTGCCATTCCTGATGACGATTCAGACACCTACACCCAACAGGTGCATTTCAAATTGATGGCCGATCAAACGGTCAATGGTTACGCACTTGACTTGACACCTGACCGTACTGACTTCAGTCTTTATGAAGCTGATGTTCCTTTGGGTATCATTAGCCAAGACTTTCTTGTGCGGTATCGCACGAGCAGGACTTCGTTAACTAGCGCCTAACATCATGGCTAAGATTGAAAGGGAAGTTCCCAATCCCGGAGTGGGCGGCAGCTATTTGTTTGACCCTAAGTCTGGGAAGCTTACACTGATCACAGAACCCGCCGCTCCTACCACCGATGGCACTGACTCGGAAGAAGTTTCTGATCGCGAAGATTGAGACAACCTATGGGACTGATCCTAGTCCTGTCGGCGGTTCTGACGCGGTTCAAGTTACCAACCTTGAAGTAACTCCGATTGAGTCGGACAACGTTCAAGCGGCTTCTTATCAAGGCTTCCTTGGTAACAGCACCCGTGGCACTTTGGTTGCCAACAAGCGCGTCAGCGTGACCTTTGATGTTGAGCTGGCTGGTTCTGGCACTGCTGGCACCGCTCCTGCTTTTGGTCCGCTGCTGAAGTCCTGCGGCCTGAGCGAGACGATTGCTTCTTCCACCTCGGTGACCTACGCCCCGGTAAGCAGCAGCTTTAGCTCCGCCACGATCTACTGCTTCTACGACGGCACCCGCCACAAGATCACCGGCGCACGCGGCACTGTCAGCTTCAACCTAACTGCTGGTCAGTTTGCTGTTGCCAGCTTCCAGTTCATCGGCATCTACAACGCCCCTGACGGCACCGCCCTGTCTGGCTCCTTCACTGTTGCCAACCAGGCTGCTGCCATCGAGGTCAACGACACAAACGTGACTACCGCCACTTTCCATGGCGTGACCAGCTCTCGGATTGAGTCGTTCGACATGGCGCTCAACAACGAGCTGCTCTACAAGGAGACCGCTAGCTCTCAGGAAGTGCTGATCACCAACCGCGCTCCTGGTGGTACGGCTGTGATCGAGGCTCCTGCTGTTGGCACCACTGACTTCTTTGCCAAGGCCGTTGCTTCTGCCACTGGTTCCACCAGCCTCGTGCTGGGCGCCACCGCTGGCAACATCGTCACGCTGAACGCAGCGCAGACAGACATCACCGGTTGCAGCTACGCTGATACTAACGGCGTAATCGCGCTGTCCATGCCGTATTTGGCTCTGCCCACCACGGCTGGCAACAACGAAGCTTCGCTGGTGTTCACCTGATCTCTGTTCATGGCTTTCGTCCTCAAGAAAACTGCCTCCTACAAGTGGGAAGTCAAAGTTGAGATTCCTGTTGATGGGAATCGCTTCGAGTCTCAAACGTTCGAGGCGGTTTTCAAGAAGATCAGTCGCTCGGCCTTCAATGCTCTTGTTGATAAGGGCGATGACGCTCTTGTTGATGGGATCCTTGAAGGCTGGGATGGCATTAATGATGAGGCTGGCAAACCAGTTGCTTTCACTGAAAAAAACAAAAAGGAATTGTGTGACGATCCCTACGTCATGAAGGCTTTGATTCAGGCATATGCCGATAGCGTCACTGGGGCGCAGGCAAAAAACTAAAAGCCGCCGCTGAGTACTGGGCGAAAGGCGGCGTTGTAGATGAACGTGAGGCCGACCTGAAGGCTCTTGGCGCAAGCGAGGAGCAGATCGCCGCTGCCCGTCTGCAGGCTGCACAACAGGATTGTGAGATCTGGGAGGAGAACTGGGAGGTTGTGTTGATGTTCATCCGCATGTCGACGCAATGGCACACGAGCATGGCTGGATTGACGGGACTGATCTACCCGAGTTTGGAATGGCTCTGTAAGCTGTATTCAGTCAAGGATCCTGTTGCCATCTTCGAAGGCGTGCAGGTGATGGAAATGGCTGCCCTGGCCGTTCTGAACGCAAAACGATGAGCCAAGTCACTGAGCTGCTACTAAGAATCAGGCAACAGGGTGATCAGCAGCTTGTAAAACTGCAAAACACCTTCAAGTCGCTTGGCCAGCAAACTGCCGCAACAAACGTCAATTTTCGAGAACTTGCTCAAGAATTAAAAAAAGTACAAGCCGGTTCTGCTCAAAGTATTAATAACCTGAAAGGTTATGCAAGTGCGTGGCGTGAAATTGCAAATAGCGTTGATATTACTTCCGATGAATTCAAGATTGCCAGGCAAGAAGCCAATGCTCTTGACTCTCAATTAAAGGCATTTCAAGGCGTACAGACAACAGTTGCTACAAACTTTAGAAATATTGCAACATCCGCAAATCAGGCTGCAGCAGCCATGCGGACGACTACCGGATTAATCCGTGATCCTCTTACTGGTGCCTATCGCGGCGTTGCTGGCGTAACTCAATATGGCGCACCGATTGGTCCGGCTGTGCCGCCCAATTATTCAAATCGCATTGCTCAACAACAACGTGAAGCAGATGCTCAGGCAGCACGGGATGCTCGTCGTCGAGCAATTATGGAGCAGCGTGCTGCTTATGCAGGGGAGGTATTAGGTACTCGTGATCCGCGTACTGGAGCATTGATTGCTGGTGGTACAGGGCAGTTTCGTGCTGTAGGTACTCAATACGCTCAACCGATTGGTCCTGCATTGCCTCCTGCCGCAAGAAGGCGATTGGGTCTTGGGCAAATTGCTGGAACCGCTGGAACGATTTCCGCTGCTGGCGTTTTTGGTGGCATTGAAGGTCTATTGGGCGCTGGCATTGGCGCTACATTTGGCGGTCCTTTAGGCGCCGCTACTGGTGGTGCCATTGGCGCACAAGTTGGGATGGCTAGGCAAGCGTTGGGCGGAGCTGCAACATATGCCGCTGAAATCGCCAAGCAACGCCAAGCTCTGCAACTTGTCACCAAAGACACAAACGAATATCGTCGCGCCCTGCAATTTATCGATAAAACAAGTCGTGATTTTGCAATTCCGCAAGAGATTCTTACTCGTCAATTCACGCAATTAACTGCTTCTGTAAAAGGTGCTGGCGGAAATGTTAGAGATGCAGAGACTGCTTTCAAGGGCATTGCATCCGGTATTCGCGGCACCGGTGGTTCACTTGAGCAACTTGATTCTGCGCTAACTGCAACGTCCCAAGTTTTCAGTAAAGGCAAGGTTTCAGCCGAAGAACTTCGTCAGCAAATTGGCGAACGTTTACCTGGTGCCTTTAGTTTGTTTGCTCAGTCAATGGGCAAAACGCCTCAAGAGTTAGACAAAGCTCTTGAAAATGGTCAAGTAAGTTTGCAAGATTTTCAAAAATTTGCGGAAAAACTTTTTGCAGAATACGGGGAAAATGCAAAAATTATTGCCGATGGTCCAGACGCTGCTGGCGACCGTCTTCGTACTTCTCTTTCTCGCTTGAATGAAAGCATTGGCAGTTTGCTTAAGCCAATTGGCGCAGCTTTTCAAAATACGTTTGCGGCTATTGTTGGCGCAATTGATGCGGCGGTTCGAAAGTTAAATGAATTTTTTGGTCTCGGCAGGGGCAGGCAAGGGCAAATTAATGACTTGCAAAAAATTCTCAATGTAACAGATCAAAGAATTCAAGCATTTGAAAAACTTGGAGGAAAAGGCGGCACTGGTCTTGGACCAATTGAAAAAGGTCAATATGACGTTTTAGTCAAACGTCGCACGGAAACTTTTGCACAAGTATCTGCTTTACGTGCTGCTGAAAAAGCAGCGGCAACCGGAACAGGTGAACCACCAAAGGGATTGCCTGGAATTCAACCAGAAGCCCAAACAGACAAGGCTGCGGAAAAAGCAGCAAAATTGCAAGCTCGCCTAGCTGAACAAAGAAATAATATTTATCGCAAAAGCGAACAATTTCTCAAAAAAATACGAGAAACGACTGAGGACGTTTCACTGGAAACTCGGCTACTCGGTGGTAGTGCTTTTGAAGCTTTTGAAAATAATTACACTAAAGCCGTTCGTTCAGCCAATAAAGAAACGGAACAACTGCTTAAGCAAGTTTTTGATCTTGCCAAGGCGTATAAAGAAGCTGGTGGTGATTTAAATGTCACGCCTCTTGTCCAAGCAATTGATGATCTTAATGAGAGTCAAATGAACTTGGCAGCCGGTGATGCTGCACAAAAAATGAGTGATTACTGGCAAGGCTTGTCCGACACATTTATTGGTATTACAGATCAAACCTATGCAATGACTCGCGCTTTTGAATACAACAACAATGCCATTGCTGGTTTGGGCGATGGATTGCGTGGTTACGCCGACAACGTTGGCACCGTTAGGAACGCAATGGCTGAGCTTAGCCTGCGTGGCATCAAAGGCGTTGAGGATTCAATCACTTCACTGCTTGTCAATGGCACGTATAACTTCCGTGAATTTGCGGTTCAAATTCTGGAATACACCACCCGCATGATTATTCAGCAATTTGTGTTGAAAAGCATCATGAGCGCAATTGGCTTTGGTCCAGCCGCTGCATCTTCTCTTGGCTCACCCCTTGCCAATGTTTCTCAGTTCAATGCCAGCGGCGTTGGATTCAATCCTTTGGCATTCACTGGCGGTTTCGGATTTGCCATGGGCGGCGTTATGACCGGCAGCGGTCCGCTCAAGCTTCGCCGTTATGCAGGCGGTGGTATCGCCTCCAGCCCGCAGCTTGCAATGTTTGGCGAAGGTAGCCGCCCTGAGGCTTACGTGCCCCTTCCCGACGGTCGCACAATTCCTGTGACAATGAAAAATGGCGGTGGTGGCGTAAGTGTCAATGTGAATGTTGACGCCAGCGGTTCTAATGTTGAAGGCGACGGCGCACAAGCCAGTCAGCTTGGCAAGGTTATCGGTCTTGCTGTGCAACAAGAACTGATCAAGCAGAAGCGTCCTGGAGGCTTACTCGCCTAATGGCTACGTTCAACGATGCAACTGTTGGCACCAGCACTGGCGGCACTACGCCTGATTTTGGTGCGGCACGAAAAAGCCAACCGATTGTGCGCAAGGTGCAATTTGGTGACGGTTATGAGCAACGCCTTACCTATGGATTGAATCAAAACCCACGCATTTGGGATTTGACTTGGACAGCCAAGGACAGCACAGATGCAGATGCCATTGAGGCGTTCTTTGATGCACGCGCTGCTGACAATGCCAGCTTTGATTGGACGCCATTGGATGAAGCGACGGCCTACAAGTGGGTTGTGGAAAGTTGGTCGCGTGACCTGCGTTACGCCAATGTGAACACCATTACGGCCACCTTCCGCCAAGTATTTGAACCCTGATGGCGTACTCGGCTTGGGCTAGTTCAACTGCATACGTTGTTGGCGATATTGTCCGCGCTAGCAGCCTGCAGGCATCCGGCCTCGTCTTCCAATGCACCACGGCTGGCACTAGCTCCAGCACCCAACCCGCTTGGCCAACCGACATTGGCAGCACCATTACCGATGGCACGGTCGTTTGGACGGCGATTAGCAGCGTCTACGAGGAGTTGGCCGCACTGGCACCGAGCGCCATCATCGAACTGTTTGAGATGACGCTGGACACCACCTTGCACGGCAGCAGCGACACTTACCGCTGGCACAACGGCTGCAACGCCAACGTCAGCGGCAACATCGTCTGGAACGGCAACACTTACACCCGCTTGCCCGTCAAGGCCGACGGTTTTGAATACAGCAACACCGGCACGCTGCCGCGTCCCACACTGACCATCAGCAACTTGGACGGCACCATGACCACGCTGCTGTTGCTGGTCAACGCCACTACACCCGGCAATGATCTCGGTGGCGCCACGGTAAAACGCATCCGCACCCTCAAGAAATACCTTGATGGCGAAACTGCCGCCGACCCACACGCCAAATTCCCCGATGAAATCTGGTACGTGGACCGCAAAGCAAGCGAAAACCGCGATTCGGTGAGCTTTGAGCTGGCAAGCAAGTTTGATCTCGCTGGCGTGATGATTCCCAAGCGCCAAATCATCGCCAACATCTGCCAGTGGAAATACCGCAGCACCGAGTGCGGCTACACCGGCAGCAACTACTGGGACATCAACGACAACGTGGTCGGCACTTTGGCTCAGGACAAATGCGGCAAACGCCTCAGCTCTTGCAAGCTGCGTTTCGGTGAAGTCGCTGAATTGCCCTTTGGATCCTTCCCCGGCGCCGGTCTGACCCAATGAAACTCAGTAAATCCATCCAAGAAGCTGCCCTGGAGCACGCAAAGGCGGAATTTCCAAAGGAATCCTGCGGTTTGGTCGCCGTGGTCAAAGGCCGCAAGCGGTATTTTCCCTGCCGCAACATGGCCGAAACACCAGACGAACACTTTGTGCTGGATCCGGCTGACTACGTTGCCGCTGAAGAACAGGGCGAAATCGTGGCCGTGGTACATAGCCATCCGAAGACCAACCACGCCCCATCGCAAGCCGACCGCGTTGCCTGCGAAAAATCTGGCGTGCCCTGGCACATCGTCAACCCACAGACCGAACAATGGGGCTATTGCGAACCCGAAGGCTTTCAACTGCCTTACGTGGGACGTGAGTTTGTTTTTGGGATTGTGGACTGCTACAGCCTTTGCCGCGACTGGTACAACCGCGAATTTGGGCTGAGCTTGGGTGATTACGACCGCCGCGACCAGTTCTGGCTCAAGGGTGAGAATTTATACCTAGACAATTTCGCCAACGAAGGCTTTTACCCCATCCCCCTGGAAGAACTGCAATACGGCGACGCGATCCTGATGCAGCTTGCATCACCGTTACCCAACCACGCTGCCGTCTACTTGGGCGACCAGTTGATCCTGCACCACCTACAAGGCCGACTCAGTAGCCGTGACATCTATGGCGGCTATTATCTGAAAAGCACCGCCCGAGTCCTGCGGCATGAAAGTCGTTAAGGTCTACGGCGCACTCCGTAAAAAGCTGGGTCAGTGCCGCTTCCAATTTGAAGCCGACACCCCAGCGCAGGCTCTCAAAGCGCTTTGCGTTAATTTTCCCGGCCTTGATAAGTGGCTGATGGATAGCGAAAAAGACGGCGTTGGTTATCGCGTAACCCTCGGAAAAGAAAAAATTACCGAACAAAATGCCGTCTTAATTGCAGCCCCATTTAGTGAACGCGAAGTCTTCAGTATTACGCCCGTAATCGCTGGTGCAGGCCAAGGCGGCGGCCAAATATTGGCAGGCATCGGTCTTGTCGCATTGGCAATCGTCGCCGGTCCTGTTGCAGGCGGTTTCCTCGGTTTAGGTGCTGGCCTCAGCGGTGTTGGCGGTGGTATTGCAGCATCCGGTTTGATCGGTGGTGCGGCCGCGTCCGCCCTAGGGTTCGTCGGTTTGTCTCTTGCAATCGGCGGCGTCGCACAAGCACTTTCACCCGCCCCAGTTCAATCGACAACCACAACAGAACGCGGACGCGACGCTGCAAAGTTCGAGTCCTTTACGTTCTCCGGCATCGTCAACACCGCAAAACAAGGTTTGCCTGTGCCTATTGCCTACGGGCGCGTATTCGTTGGCTCCGCTGTTCTTTCTAGCGGCCTTGACGTTGACCAACTGATATGACACGGATTCTTGGTGCTGGTGGTGGAGGCGGCGGCGGGTGTTTCCTGGGGCACACCCTTGTCGCAATTCCGGGTGGCACGCGCCGCATTGATGAACTGCAGGCTGGCGATCTCGTCCTGAGTTTTGACGACGCAGGAGGACTGCACGAAGCCAAGATCCTCAAAGTCCATGAGCACGAAGACGAGCGCGTCATTCGTTACACGCTCTGGGGCGGCGAGCATCTTGATGCCACTCCCAACCACTGGGTCCTCAACCAATTCAACGCCTTCGTCGAAATCGACACTCTCGGCTCCGACGACTGCCTCGTTGACGCCAATAACCACCTGCGCCCCATCGTCGGCAAGACCGAGTTTTGCACTGGCACGGTCTACAACCTGACGGTCGAAGGCCATCACACCTTCATCGCCAACAACATCCGCGTCCACAACGCCGGCCTAGGTCTCGGCATTGCTGGTGCTGGCGGCGGAGGCGGTGGCGGCGGTAAAGGCGGCGGTGGTGGCGGTGGTTCCAGCCGCACCCCAACAGAAGCCGACGACTCGCTCCAGTCCGTCCAATACGGCAGCGTGCTGGATCTGCTGTGTGAAGGCGAAATTGACGGCATCGAAAACGGCGAAAAGGGCATCTATTTAGAAGGCACACCGATTAAAGATGCCGCCGGTAATGCCAACTTTGAGGGCTACACAGTCGTCACCCGCACTGGTACGCAAGCCCAGAGCTACATCAGCAACGCGATTGGCACCGAGAGCGAAGAAGGCGTCAACGTCGAAGTTGTTAATGCCACGCCCGTTGTCCGCACCATCACCGATTCGGACGTGGATCGTGTGCGCGTCACGCTGCAAGTCCCATCGCTGCAAATTATCGAAGATGACGGCGACATTGTTGGCCACAGCGTCCAAGTCCGCATTCAAGTCCAATACAACGCCGGCGGCTACACAACCGTCGTAGACGACACGATCAGCGGCAAAACCAGCAACCGCTACCAGCGCGATTACATGATCCCGCTGTCTGGCGCGTTCCCAGTTGACATCAAAGTCATCCGCGTCAGCGCCGACGAATCCAGCACCAAACGTCAAAACCAAACCTACTGGTTCAGCTACACCGAAATCATCGACGAGAAACTCCGCTACCCCAACAGCGCACTTTGTTACCTGCGGTTTGATTCCCGCCAGTTCGATTCAATCCCAACCCGCAAGTATCTGATTCGTGGACAAAAAATCCAACTGCCCAGCAACGCCGCCGTCGATACCACCACGTACTTGGGTCGCGTCACCTATTCCGGGGTCTGGGACGGCACCTTCGGCGCTGCAACGTGGTGTAACGATCCCGCGTGGTGCCTCTGGGATTTGCTCACCAACACCCGTTACGGCGCCAGCATCCCCACCAGCAGCCTGGATCGCTACGACTTCTACGCCATCAGCCAATACTGCAACGCCCTTGTTGACGACGGCAAAGGCGGATTGGAACCACGCTTCTCCTGCAACCTACTAATTAACAGCCGCGACGAGGTTTACAACGTCATCCAAGAGATGACCAGCCTGTTCCGTGGCATCGCGTATTACGGCGCCGGCTCGCTGGTGCTCCAGCAAGACAAACCGACCGACTCGCAATATCTGCTCGGACAAAGCAATGTTGTTGATGGCATTTTTGTTTATAGCGGCACATCACAAAAAGCTCGCCACAGTGTCGCCACCGTTGCTTGGCAGTCCTACGACACTCTTGGCGAAGTTGAGTACGAATACGTCGAAGACGCAGACGCTGTAGCCAAATACGGCATCATCAACAAAGACATCAAAGCCTTGGGCTGTTACAGCCAAGGTCAAGCTCACCGCGCTGGTAAGTGGGCGCTGCTGAGCGAACAAAACCTTACTGAAACCGTCACCTTCTCGGTGTCAATCGACAGCGGTATCATCCTGCGCCCTGGGATGGTGATTGACATTGCCGATCCAATGAAGGCTGGCACACGCCGCAGCGGTCGCGTCAGTTCTGCAACCACAACAGCAATAACCATCGACAACAACAGTCTGACCGTCAACGTATCTAGTAGCCCAACTATTTCGGTCTTGATGCCAACCGGCTTGGTTGAAACACGCACCATTGTTAACATTTCAGGCCGCATTATCACAGTCAACAGCGCCTTCAGCGAAGCCCCCAACGCCAACGCAATCTGGCTTATCCAAACCAGCGACATCGAAGCACAACAGTTTCGCGTTCTTAATGTTGCCGAATCGGAAGACGGCATCTACGGCGTCACCGCCCTGCAGTACAACAGCAGCATTTACAACGCGATTGAAAGCGACAATACGCTGACCACCCGCGACATCAGTAACCTCAGCGATCCACCTGATCCGGTCAGCAGCATTAGCGGCACTGAATACCTTTACCAAGACGGGCAAGGTGTATTTTCAGGCTTCAGCCTTAGCTGGATCAGCCCCAAGGAACGTGTTTCTGAGTTCCGCATCAAATATCGAATCGACAATGACAACTGGCAACAAATCAATACACCATCACCATCAACAAAAATTCTTGATACACGCCCCGGAACGCTATACATCCAAATTCAGGCATACAGTTACCTGAACAAAGGCAGCACGATTGCAACCGCGCAATTTTCGCTTGTCGGCAAAACCGCTGTCCCCGGCAACGTCCAAAACCTAAGTTTTGAGGCCATCAACGCCAACTCCGGTCGCCTGCGCTGGGACGAGACTGTTGATCTTGATGTGAAGGTCGGCGGCAAAATCCACATCCGCCACAGCAACCTGACCGATGGCAGCGCAAGTTGGAGCAACAGCGTTGACCTGATTCCCGCCAAATCCGGTAGCGCGACCGAGGCCATCATCCCGCTGGTGGAAGGTGAGGTGCTGGTCAAGTTTGAGGATGACGGTGGTCGCCAAAGCGCCAGCGAAACCAGCATCATCATTGACCTGCCCGACACGCTGGCACCGCTCACGCTGATCAACCGCCGCGAAGATCAGGACACCCCACCATTCCAAGGCACGTGCACCAATACCTTCTACAGCGACGAGTTTGACGCCCTGACGCTGGACGGCTCGGACTTGCTGGATGACGTGCCCGATGTGGATCTGCTGCCCACCTTCGACGTGATGGGTTCGGTGCAGTCTTCCGGCACCTACGACTTCGCCACCACGGTCGATTTCGGCAATACTTTCTCCATCGACTTCAGCCGCTACTTCGTCACCCGTGGCTATTTCCCCAGCGATCTGATCGACAGTCGCTTAGCCGAAGTGGACGACTGGAGCGATTGGGACGGCGGCGTGATCGACGCGGTGAACGCCATCCTTGAACTCCGCAGCACCACCGACAACCCGAGCGGCACCCCGACGTGGAACGCATGGCAGCCGTTCGTCAATGGCACCTTCCGTGGCCGTGGCTTCCAGTTCCGCACCACGCTGACCAGCAACGACGTTGCCGAAAACATCCTTGTCGATGAGCTGGGCTACCTCGCCACCGTCCAGCGCCGGACCGAGCAAAGCAACGCTGCAGTGAGCGGTACCACCAACACCGCCGTGACTTTTCCGTACCCCTTCTTCACTGGAACGGCCAGCATCGGCGGCCTGAACGCCTATCTACCCAGCGTCGGTGTGACGGCACAAAACCTGCAGGCCGGCGATTACTTCCAGATCTCCAACGTGACTGGCACCGGCTTCCAGATCAGCTTTTTCAACTCCGGCGGTAGTCCAGTCACCCGCAACTTCACATGGAGTGCAACCGGATATGGACGGCAGGGCTAAACTTCTTGTATTAAAGGACGCCTGATTCGTGGCTCAGCACGATTACGTCATAGCCAACGGCACTGGTGCGGCTGTTAGATCCGACATCAACGGCGCCCTCGGTGCGATCGCCACGAACAACAGCGGCGCCACTGAGCCGGCAACCACCTACGCCTATCAGTGGTGGCCTGATACGACCACCGGCCTACTCAAGATCCGCAATGCCGCCAACTCCGCGTGGGTGACAGTTGGCACACTGGCTTCCGCCAACCTCGGCCTGCTGACCACCACCTCCGCAGCCAGCACCTATCTCGCCTTGGCGGGCGGCACCATCACCGGCGCCCTTGAGATTGGCTCCGCTGGTTCGTTGGTATTTGAGGGCAGCACCGCTGACGGCAACGAAACCACACTGGCGGTCACGGACCCAACCACAGACCGCACGATCACGCTGCCAGATGCCACTGGTACGGTGCCACTGCTGGGCTTGGCGCAGAGCTTCAGTGCAGCACAACGCGGCACCATCTCGGCGCTGACTTCAGCCAGCACGGTGACGCCGGACTTTTCGCTGGCCAACAATTTCAGCATCACGTTGGGTCATACGGTCACCTTGGCTAACCCGACGAACCTGACGGCTGGGCAAAGCGGGGTGATCTTCATCACGCAAGATGCGAGCACCGCGCGGACGCTGGCGTTCGGCAGCTACTGGGACTTCAGCGGTGGCACCGCGCCTACCGTCACCAGCACGTTGTCAGCCGTGGATTGCTTGGTGTACACAGTCCGCAGCACGACTAGCATCCACGCACAACTGCTGACCAACCTGAGCTGATTTATGGGAGTTCCCGGAAGCGCCAACCTCCTGTTGCTTGGTGGCGAGCAAGGTTACAAGATCGAACGCAGCCTGCGGTTCAACTCGGCGGATTCGGCGCACCTCAACAGGACTCCGGCAAGTGCGGGGAACAGAAAGACCTACACCATCTCGATGTGGGTCAAACGTGCCAAGCTCGGAGCAACTGCACGCTTGTTTGGCGCGTACAGCAGTGGAAGCGCATATTTTGAAGTGGCCTTTACATCTTCGGATACTCTCCAGTGGTATTACTGGAATGGTTCTGGATATTCATACAACAGGGTTACTACGCAGGTTTTCCGTGACCCAAGCGCTTGGTGCCATCTTGTATTTGTTTTTAACAGCCCTGCGGCAACGGCGTCACAGCGCATCCGCATTTATTTCAACGGACAAGAGATAACAACTTTTTCAAGTTCGACGGATCCGACGCAAAATTTTGATTGCCTTTGGAATAGTACGTCAACGAATGTAATTGCAGATTTACTGTATGCAGGTTCTCCTGGCTCAACATTCGATGGAATGATGACGGAAATTCATCACATCGACGGCCAAGCCCTGACCCCCAGCAGCTTTGGCGAGACCGACACCATCACCGGCGTCTGGAAGCCCAAGAAGTATGCCGGCACCTACGGCACCAACGGCTTCTACCTCAACTTCTCGGACAACAGCGGCACCACCAGCACCACGCTGGGCAAGGACAGCAGCGGCAACGGCAACAACTGGACGCCCAACAACTTCAGCGTGACCGCTGGCGCCGGCAACGACAGCCTGATCGACACCCCAACGCCCTACGCCGATGGCGGCAATGGCAGGGGGAATTACTGCACGCTCAATCCGCTAGACAATGGCGGGCTGGCGCTTGCTAATGGAAATCTTGAAGGAACCTACACCGCTACCGCTTGGCGCACAGCACGAGCGACTTTTGCAATCACTTCTGGTAAGTGGTATTGGGAGGTCAGCTCTCCCAACGCAACCACCGGCACATCCCCGTACCAGGCGATCATGGCCGGGATTGCAAAATCCGCAGCAACACTTACGAGTTATGTTGGAT